ACATTAAGTCCCATTTCCGCAAAAGCGTAATACTTTCCGAAAAACGTAATACTTTTCATTCAGCGAGAACTTTTTCAATTCGTTTGCTGAAATAAAAAAAATTTGTCCATATATAATATATAGCAATTAGAACATATCCTAAAGACACTTTTTCCAAATTTTCACAACTTCAAGTTGAAGTTGAAGTTCCGCGATCATCAACTTCAACTTGAAGTTGAAGTATTCAAATTTTTTGTAAGACACTAGATTTATGGTATTTAATGCGGCAAACAATATGCGCTTATGTAGAACTTCTGAAACTTCATATTTCGTGAGATATTAGATTTCTTAGGTTCAAAACTAGTAAAAATCGCAAATCTTCAACTTCAACTTGAAGTTAAGCAATTTAAAACTATGTTCAAGATACCTAAATAAATGGTACTTAGCATTACAAACAATATGCGCCTATCTAGAGCTTCTGAAACTTAATATTTCGTGAGATATTAGATTTCTTAGGTTCAAAACTTGTAAAAATAGCAAATCTTCAACTTCAACTTGAAGTTAAGCAAATCAAAACTATGTTCAAGATACCAAAATAAAGGTACTTAGCGTTACAAACAATATGCGCCTATCTAGAGCTTCTGAAACTTAATATTTCGTGAGATATTAGATTTCCTAGGTTCAAATATGTGACAAAATTCAAAAATCTTCAACTTTAACTTCAAGTTAAACTTTTGAAATCCAAAAAAAGGTAATTTGATTTATGGTATTTAGTGCGGTGAACAATATGCACCTATGTTGAGCTTCTAAAACGTCTTCATATTGAACTTCTTGGGTTGAATAATGTGCAAAATCCCGAATCTTCAACTTCAATTTGAATAGATTACTTTAAAGACAAAAAGTGTAAGTGTTGTAGTGAGTCCAACACAACCATAATACCCTCCTATATCACTATATTACTACGCAATATTCACTAGATAATAACGTAATCTTTTAAAGTACCAAGCTACTGAGCACTTCCACGGTCTTCAGCTCCTCCGCATATTCAATACCGTCTTCATTTGCGACGCCTTCATAGACGATTCGCCAAGTCTTCGACTTCCTGTCATACCCACCGCTAACGATCTCCCCTAAAAACTCGTCCTCAACATCATTGTAATCTCGCATACGACGCCGGATGAACTGATTGTAGAGCAGGCCCGGCTGGTTTTCATAGAGTTTTGCATCGTCGTTTACGTAGTCGCATTCTCTCTTCCGTAGAATTGCAGACTTTGCCTCAAGAAATGACCTCCGATGTGGCCTAGTTTCACGATCCTATACCCATATAATAAATTAGGTACAAATAGTTTTCTAGGAAAATACAAATGACGTACCTTATTCAGCATGTTGACCTCTCTCGAACCATGTTTTTTGCTGTCGACATCCTTCTTTCTGCGAACTTCATGTCCAACTTCACTCGACTCCTTTCTCTCTTTTCGTTTAGTTTGAACACACTTACCTTTCTTTTTTGTTGATCCTTTGACAGTCATCGACTCCGTCGCCACTTCTCGATCGTCGTCAATGTCAAACGCTACCTCTTCGGTACTATAAGGTACATCACCAATGATCTTGTCAACAGGTTCAATATAATCATCGTCCTCGCGATCTTGATTAGTATACAGGCAGTCAACAACAGGAGCGTTAGGATTAGCAAACTCATAATCACTGTCACTATCCCCACATGAGAACTCATCCTCCTCATGACCCAACACAACAGCATGTTTCGCGGCTTTAACAGTTTTGGGGATAGACTTAGATGTCCTCGACAATTTCGCATCATGATCTAACACAACATCAATCTTTGCAGATTTAACAGATTTTATATTAGAGGGAACAGTTTCAGTGGTAGGAGTAAGCAGGTAACTAGACAGGTTCACACAGAGATCTTCAACAGCTTCATCCAGTAGCGCAGTTAAATTATGGTATGCTCGGTATGGATAATAATGACAATCAGCAAGCACGGCGAAATTGTTAGTGATTAATATTTCCCGAAGTTCAGAATAGGTAAACTTATAAGCTCTATTCATGTACCTCGTATCTGACATAAACTTCGAATAAACAACATTATCGTCAGAATTGTATTGAAATAACGAGTATGGGGAAACATCGTTTTGTCTAAATAAGTCAATAGATTGAGTGCTAAACCATAGATCCGAGTCAGATAAGCGATTGGTGCTGTCAGTATAATGTTTTAAAAAATCAATGAAACCATTAATTTTTTTGTTCCATTCATCTATGTAACCAACTCTATCAAACGCAAGTGGATTACGAACAGGGGCATCGCGCACTGAAATAGCATAATCCAATACTTTTTTCTTTGCATCTTTATCATCGAGGTCAATATAGCTGTGGTGTGTAGGCATTTCATTTTTTTGCTCAACAGTCATAGCATGGCGATATGTAGTCATAACATAATCCATCAAAAAACCGCATGTCCCGTCAGGCTTAATGGTATGATAAAATTCTCTGTCATGCTTAACCATAAGTTCTAACCTCCATCCCTTGTCTGGATTGGTTATATTAGCTTTCATTGCAGTCGAGAGTGCATCATGGAATTTATTGACAAGAGCAAGTTCCTTTAATTCAGTTGTGTGTCTATATGATAAACAAATTTGAATGTATTTGTCAGACGATAAACCAAGCACTCCCTCAATTGAAACGTTCTTTAAGCGCTTGATAAGTACTGCCTTGGTACTTCCTGTGGACGTAAGACCTAACTCCTTACACTTGTCCATCAGTTGCTTCTTCGACATAAGATCAATTGGCAGTTCAACTGTGTCCTCAGCGTTCTTTGAGTTTAGGGAGAGCACTGTCCCGTTCTCTGGGTCAAGATATTCCCGGGGAGGTGGAAATTCTAAACAGTAAAACGACAAAATATGTACAAGTTAAATGACAATATGTCCTATTAATGGGAGGTACGACGCACCGGTGACAATTCCTCTATTACTCCAGTGCACACTTGCTGTTGTCCTGGTGCGACTTATCTTTCTAGCTACCGATACCACTGGTTCAACGGAACTAAAATCATTCTTCGCGTTTGAGAAAATTTGGTTATGCAATGGAATCTTAAAATGCTTCGGGAGTCGCCTCACGTAGTCTTGAGCATCATCACTGTATGGACAAACTTGAAGATGCTCATTCCATTCCTTCACGCAAACATCAAACTTACCGTTCCATTCTTTCTTAATGTAGGAGCTAACTTTAGTAAGCTCTTCGTATGAACCCTCGACAAAGGGTGCTGGTCTTAGTTCTTTCGAGGGATCTACAATAAAAAATATATTAACATAAATAAGGGCATAACTGGACATGATACAGCACACTCACCTGGTAATGTCTGCAAAACGTACATTCCATCCTCTGGGAATGTTGCTACATCTGTCAGTACGCCTTCTAATCCTAACATTTCCGTGGGGTTTTTAATTATTTCAAAGACTTGGTCTGAAGAGAAGGCGCGATACTGCATCTGTTCAGACCGAGAAATAAAACAGATTAGTTGCAATCTTGTTTTGGTTAGCAATATACATACCTTGACCCCATTGGGAAATAAATTCCTATCCTCAGTAGCTTCAAAAATAAATTGAAGCTGAGTATTCTCCTCTTTGAAAAGGCGAGATAACTTGGGGTCTATATGTGGCTTCAACCAGGCGACAAAGTCCGCCAATACCATTACATCTTCTACAGTTGCTGGTACAGGTATCGTGCGTAGCGCGTCCTCTATCGCCTCCTTATATTGCTGTGGCGTTAAAATAATTTCCTTCCACAATTTTTTCCAGATAATTCCAAATATTCCATCGGCGTCGCAATGTGTGTGCCCAACCATGAGCCTAGTAACTACCACCTTTTTGGTTAGCCCATTAATAATAAGTAATTCACAAAATGCTAGTACGTAAACGTTTGCATTCTCTGATGCACCATCGAATTGTATGAACACCGTGTCTGGTAATGTTCCAGAATCTTCAAGAATCTTCTCTAACATGGAAGCTATGCAATGAATTGTAAAGTTGGCTCCTGTTCTAATATTGTTGTAACACCTGTACCCAACAAATTCTCTTTCATGGCACAGTACTCCATTCATCTTTTGCTTTAAGTGCTCTGTACTCTGTGCTTGATTCCCGTACCAAGGTAAAAGCATATGATTCTGGGACATACCGTCAATTACTAAAGATATGTATTGATCCTTGCTCTTTGCAAGAACTTTTCTCGCTGTATAAGCTTGTCTCTCCCGCATAAACGTTATTTTGTGATAGCTCCATAATGCTCTTAGCTCTTCTTTCGCTTCTTCCGTCTTAATTTGAGTTCTTAAAAGGGACAGCCTAGCACAAGTACAGCACTTGCCTGCATAGTCGTTAAAAGACAAATAGTTATGACAGTGCTAAGCGATGAAGGTAAAACAGATTCTCGAGAAATGGAAAATTTAATAGTTAATTTACCGCAAACAGCTTTATACTGTCGCAGTCGAACATGTGGGAAGCATGTTCGCCATATTTTATAAAATACTTGCTGGGATACAATGAATGGCTCGAGCTCGCAATCTACCACGTAAAAGTTATAGGTCTAAAAATATAATTATGAATGCTTTAGATTCGGTGGATGTAGTACTATAATTCTTACGTCATATTTCTCTTGAGGATCGATGTGAATCTCTTCCCCGTTTGGAGTTCTTTCACCCACTGTGTCAAAGTGGTCTCGCATCCACTCCATACACTCTACACTTCCCGGTGAACGCGTACTGAGGGATAAAAGAGCTCTGCAGTCTTCAAAAGGTATGATACCTGATTGCATTAGGTTGAGAAGAATAAAATTTAATGAACGCGAGTAATTTGGGTAAGTTTACGAACCTCGATTATTGTCGTCGTTATTAAATTTGCCACTGCTTATGTCACACCTAATAGTTTTCAATGCATCTCGCAATTCTGTTACTGCCATCGAAGAACCGTCGTTAAACGAGTAATCGCTTGCGACAGAAAACTCCTACAAAATTTTACTTAGTTGGAAACCAAAACAATTTAAGTGATTATTCTAATATATATATAAACCTTAATGGATTTAATTAGTAGCGCTAGGTACGTGGTTCCAATATCATAGCATTTACAGAAGCACTCTTTGCACACCTCCACACTGACATTGTCTGGAATAGCTCCAGCAATCCACGATTTAATCATGTATATTTCTCGATCATCACCTTCTTTGCGCTTAATGGCCCGAATACTAAACGTCCTTATCTTCTCACGCAAATAATCCTTCTTCTGCTTGGAATTTAAAGGGTAAACCTTAAACAAAAGTGAGTAATAAGTACTACTATATTATGAGCTCATGCAAAATACCTCATGCCGACAAAGTCTTACGAACTTGAACGCCTCCTGCGGCTGAAACAGTTTACCTAAGCAATTTCCCTTTGCACAAGACCTAGCGGCGGCTTCATAATACTCTCGGAGGTCATCTACAATGTCTAGCAAGAAAATGATGTAGTCAGTTTGATAGAATCAAATTGTGGTCATCGAAAATAAATACTATCTGGCGAAACCAAATCGTAGATATTACCTATATGTTGCTCAACTAATCTCGCCGGTCCTTTTGAAATCATGATATTTGCGAGATTTAACCCTAAATTTAGGTATTTTTGACACAACTCGTCAACACAAAATTAACTTTTTTTGAAATTTTTTCAAACTTAAAAAAAAAAATTGCAAATACATCAACAATTTCCAAAAATTACCTTTTTTTGACATCTTTTTTGCCTTCTATGGAAGTTTTTTCGCCTGAAACAGCATCTCAAGAAATTCTAATCCAGCGAAACGGTAGCAATTGGTCTTCTCCAGTTGCTGATACTGTTACAACACCTTTATCTGATAGCGCAACAGAGGAAAACGGAAAGGAAGCTTCAAAATCTGGTCTAAGCGACATAGATGACCAAATAATGTTACCTGCAGTTATGAATTGTGCAACAAGTGATGCGGGAAGGCCTTGTCGTCAAATTGATCCTGCTGTTCCGGTGCAAATGGTCGAGCTTATCGAATGCTGTGTGTGTAATTCCAAGTTTGAGCCCACGGACATCGGGGCCAGTAAATTATTGAAGCTCTGCGCATTGCATAATGAGGTAATTGTGAAGCAAAAGTTGGGATTGAGTTTTGGAAGTAAATCCATCCATGGAAATAAGCAAGAGAGCCCAGATGAACTATTTGAGTCTGATTCTGACGAGCAGCTGAACGATTGTACCACCTCTTATGATGAAGAAAATGATGGATCTATGGAGGATCAGAAGGATGTCGTTGAAAATCACCTAAAGTGCGCCGTTTCGGAGGACTACAAGGAGATCACTCGATTGTTTGAAATAAACAAACTATATTCTGGCCCTCAATCAGCTCAGGATCTCGGTAAAGTTCTGAATGGAATCAAGAAGACGACAACGAGGTAGGACAGTTATGTTAACTCTACCTGTTAAAAAGAAATCGCTGATACTCTGTACTTAATAGGGCGACAATAAGCGTTTCAGCATACGAAGTTCAAGTCTACGACAGTAGATTTGACGAAGATATTGCTTATCGTCGTTGTAAATCTTGCTTTTTTAAAGGAGTAATTAAAGACGTTCCTGATTTACCTACTTTGTTTGGATATGACACGTTTACTGCTTATTATTGCTCGCACAAGAGTTACGGGTATATGTGCCATGCTGCCATATGTCCCCTAAGAGATCCGAAAGTGATATCGGGTTACGTGCTAGTTTCTATTTTAAGAACTAGATGTAATAGCCCTCGTGTAGATGCTATAATTTACTCTGTTTTCGTTAAGAAGTGCTTTCGAGTGGTGGGATTCATCAAGTGGATTGACGGAAACTTCACTAATCTTTCGGTTAAAATGCCGGATGATATTCACGCTGATATTAAAAGGTACAAAGTAGTAAGAAATACCCTGCTATAATCTTCTGCCAACAAGAGGGATATTTAACTTGTCTTGAATGTTAATTTGCGTTTTTTTGCTTGCACAGGGCTCTACATGAGTTCCTTGACGTTGGGCGGTGGGTTTATGACCCAAAACGATCGCACATTCACAGAAATTCCAGAAACCCGGGTGTAGAAGATCCCAAGCGCTTCAATATGAAGGAGACAAGGGAGCTTAACGATCATGTTGAGCCTTTAATGGAATACGTCAATTTTGATGATGTCAAAGGTAAACCTGTCGTTCGTTCTGGCAAGATGATTACACGGGATTCTAGTTCTGGTTGTGAACGAGTACTTAGAGCCACCGGGAACAAAGAAAAGGTCTCATCTGCCGATAGCATGAAGAAGACTCCCCCGATGTTAAGAAGCAAGAGTCCCGTTCTATTGGGTAGCAAGGACACCAAGACTAAAGCTGATTCAAAGCCTGATATTAAATCATTAAATACATTGAGAAAACAGTCTGTTAATACTTCACGACAACTAAGATCCATCAGTACGAGTGTTAGCTCGTCTGTCAACGACGTCGACGGCTTCGGGGAAGAAAGTACTGACAGTTTGGATGCGCTTATCGGCAATGATGAGGGTGACGGTGGAGGTTACGACATCCCGTTGAAGGCAATATCAAAATCAGCTAAAGCTTCCTTCGAAACAACGAAAAACTGTGGCTTTGTTCTTCTGGTGCGTGCTGTATATTAAGAAATTTTTTTACTACCGTTTACATTCAATCGACTAGTCTGAACACAAAAATGCCATTAATCGTTTAAAATCCGAGCACAAATTAGAGATCGGCCGCAAGACTAAGGGTTTCAATAACGAATTAAAAGCATTAAACAAAATACACGCAGATGAATTGAAAAGTATTAACGAGGAATCTCGAGTCGAGGTATGAGGACACCATTTTTTATACTTGATTAAAAATATTTTGCAGAGCAAGAGAAAGGACCGCCTAATAGCAACGCTCGAGGCAAATGTGAAGACGTTGACGGCGAAGAACGACCAACTGCAGGAGGAGTTGAAGAAGATTGCTGAGAATATTCCACCGCCAACGGTTCAAACCTCCCTCTTTAACGGTGCTAATAAGAAATGCAAAAACAGGAATAACCGTGGAGCGTACGTCAAGGAACAAAACAAAGACTCTAGCAGCTCCCCAGATGAAGGTAACAAGAAGAAGGTTGCAAGTCCTGTCACAGATCTTCCGAGAAGCAGCAATGAAGATTTGAAGAAGAAGCCGAAGCATTCGCATACATCCGGTGGAGAAGTGATGAATAGAGATGACATCACGTCCCTTATCGAGAGAATGATATCTGCTCATGGCCCTAAAGTTGCTCGTGTAGAAAGTTATTGTCAGCCACTAGATAGGCTTGAACAGCGGCACCAAGATTCTTATCACAGCGTAGATGATCGACTTGCGACAAATTTTGAGGATCGTGGTCGTAGTCACGTAGGGAGACAAGTGTTTAATGTTGGTTACGGTAGTCGAGAGGGTGGTCTCCGTGGACCCGTTAGCGCTGTTTACCGTAGTGATAGACCGCAATCTCTGTATTACTCAAATGATCATGTTAGCAGTGATCGTGGCTATCATCATGACCAGGACACGTACTATGGATCGCGCGAGCGGGAGGATGTTGAAGATCGGTACATTTCTCGCCCCCTTCGTGATCATCGTGGCGGTATGGAGAGTACTATCCGCTACGTCCCTGGACCTGGTCGAGAATATTCGGATGATGTTCGGTACAGTTATCGCTAACCATGTCTAAAATAATAAGAACTTCACTAACACTTGTTTATATTACGTGCTCAGTAGCTTGTTTGATAGATGGTACCTAGAGCTACACTGAGATATAGATATTTGGTACTGATTCAAAATATAGCGGAAGTTATGACCCCAAAAC